ATCTTGTTTATTAATGGGTGATAATTCAGTAGGAGAATTTTATTCAGTTGCATTAACAAATGGAAAACAACAGGCTGACACAGGTACTAAAATGATTCACATGGGTAAAAATACTAAAAGTATAATTATATCAAAAGGAATATCTGCAGGACATTCATCAAATACGTACAGAGGTTTAGTAAAGATTTTGAAAAATGCAAGTAGTTCAAAAAACTTTACACAATGCGATTCATTAATGCTAGGTAGCCATTGTTCTGCTCATACAGTACCATATATTGAAAATAAAAATTCAACAAGCCATTGTAATCACGAAGCAACTACATCTAAACTAGATGAAGAACAACTATTTTATGTAAGACAACGTGGACTAAAAGATGAAGACGCTAGAAACTTGCTTATATCAGGTTTTTGCAAAGATGTATTTCAAAAACTACCTATGGAATTTGCAGTAGAGGCACATAAACTATTAGAAGTTAGTATGGAAGGATCAGTTGGATAGTAAAAGGTAAAATGAAAAAGAAATTAGTAATTAGTGGTTGTAGTTGGTCAGATATTGAATATGTTAATTTAATAAATTCACCAAAAGGTGTTGTACCAGGGCAAAGGTATGATGGTGATATAATTACTATAAAGAATTTTCCTAATTGGGCACAACTACTAGCAAAAAAATTAGATATGGAATTAGTTTGTTTAGCAAAGTGTGGTTTTGGTCAACAAGGAATATTCTCAACAATACAAGATTACGTGGTGTCACATGATCCAAAAGAAATTGGTTTATGTATTGCAGCCTGGTCAAAAAGTCAAAGAGCAAATTGGCAAAAAATTTCTTTAAATTGGGATGATAGTAAACCTAATTTATACGGTCATGTACATTTTTGGATATTAGATTCATTAAGATACATGTATGCCTTTCAAACATTAATGGAAAATAATAGAATACCATATAGACATTTTCAAATGATTTCTTTATTTATAGATCATCTATATGAAGTAGAATATAAAGATAATGGTATACCATTTAGAAAGATATATAATAGTTGTTGTGATGTAATTAAAACATCACCATACTTCCATAAAATGAAAAACTTTATTGGTTGGCCTATCATTGACGAATGTGGTGGTTTTGTTCTTGGTGATCTACAAATATATAAAAATTGGGGAGTGGAAAATAAATTAGCCAATAATAAACCTAATTCTACCTATAATCCTGCTAATAGTACTTATGAAGAACGGCAGAAGAACTCCGTATCCGAGGAAAGAGTACACGACAAAGATACAGATATGAAGTTATTAAATGTGGAGGACGATGGAAGAACATTATATAAAATAGCTCCAAAAGATTTAGTTAATTATGATTATGTTATTAGTAAAGCTAATACACACCCAAATAAAAAAGGACATGAATGGCTTGCAAACTATATAAAGTTGTACGGATTTAATAGTCAAAGAGTGCAAGAAAAGGATAAAATATGAAAGTAGGATTTACGTGTAGTGCTTTTGATTTGTTACATGCTGGTCATGTACAGATGTTAAAAGACGCTAAAGAAGAATGCGATTACTTGATTGTTGGATTACAAACTGATCCAACTATAGATAGACCAAAAGAAAAGAAAAAACCAATACAAACATTGGTAGAGAGAAGTATACAACTTAATGCTATAAAATATGTAGATGAAGTTATACCATACGAAACAGAAAAAGATTTAGAAGATATATTCCAAATGTATAATATATCAGTTAGAATTATAGGTGAAGAATATCAAGGTAAGAATTTTACTGGTAAAGAGATATGTGTTAAGAAACACATAAAGATTGTTTACAATAAAAGAGAACATAGGTTCTCCACCACCGATTTAAGAAAACGTATTATAGATAGTTAATTATATCTAAAATAGTTATTGTTTGGATTTCTATAATATAAACTAAATGTATCAGCACCAAAAATATGACAAAAAGATTGAGGTCTTTTGTAATTTGGTTTTGAACAACCTCTATATCTATATCTAACTTTCTTGGCGTTTTTAGCTCTAGTAATTTCTTTAAAGTATTTTAAATACTTAATTGGTATACCAGCAGCTATACAAGACCCTTGATATTTAAATGGGTCTAACATATGTTTAAGTAATAATGGGTTTACTATATTTCTAAAAACTCTATCACGTCTATTCATATTATCCTCTTAATCTTCTTTGTGAATCCATATACAAAGGACCAGTCCATTTGATATGGTAATTGCCATTTAGTACATTTCCTCTAGGAGAATTTAAAGCAGGTGCATTATAACCAGCCGCTTTTAATATATCGCCTTTTTTAAAGTGTTTAAAATCATTTATTACGATAAATGCAAAAACACCTCTGTCATGTACGATCTTAATGTACTTTTGACCTTTTTTTACTGTTGTTTTATTATCCCAATTTGCGATTTCTTCTTTTGAGTAGTCAGAAACGTTACCATTTTTGTCGGTAGTCCAAGAAACATAATCTGCCTTGGCACCATTCATCATATTTTTAACTCCTTCATCTAAAGAAGTTGCTTTTAAATTAACAATTGTCATTATTTCCCTCCATAGTGTATAATGTTAATATGCCTGAAATTAACATAATTCCAAACATTACAAAGAACATTGGCCAGTTATCGTTTCCTAAACAATGACCACCACAATCTTCAATGAAACCAACTGCCATTATAGCAGAAAGTATAGTTGTAATACTAAAAAAAGTATTCATAGTGTTTTCCTTTATTATTTTCATTTATTGGTCCACTATACCAGATAAATATAGAAAAGTCAACAAAAAAATGCTCAAAAATACAAAAAATATACGTAAAATGGCGCTTTTTTTAGCCTGTTCGCTTTTTGTTCTAGTTTCTTGCTCAAAAAATGTTGAAAATTGCAGATTTTTTGATTTTGATACAGAATCAGTAAAAAAATATGCAAAAAATTTATCCGGAAATGATCTTTATACTCATATTCGCTGTAATTTTTAAACCTAAATAATATTATGATTTATTGTATGAATTGTGGAAATAAATCTCACGAAGATGTTCTAAAAAGAACGGAAATAGACGAAAATGGCAGAATTTACGAAATTGTCGTTTGTCAATATAATAGAATTGAAGAAAATATAGAAATAGAGGAAAATGATGAGTAAAATGCGAGAATTTAAATTTATAGATGATGAAAAAGGCGAAAAAATAATAGAATCAACTTCATTTAAGAAAGCAGTTAAATCTTTTCAAAATCAAGTTAAACAAAAAATGGTATACGTTGAATGGGTAAGTAAAAAAGGTCTGGAAATGACCAAATGGCAAATATTACCATTAGGTAGAAAAGACAAAATAGGAAGATAATGCCAGCAGTTAGTAGAAAAGGCGACGCTTTAAGTACAGGACATGCTTGTGTAGGTTCAACTATACTTGATACACCAGGACAAGGTACTTGTAGAGCAAATAGTATTCTAATTGCTAGAGTTACCGATCCAACTGTACCTCACCCAGCGCCTCCAATACCTCCTTGCCCGAATCATGTTAAAGTTGTTAACGTTGGCTCTTCAACTGTTAGAGTACATAGCTTAGCAGTAGCAAGAATTGGCGATAGTACAGACGCAGGAGCTATGACTGCAGGATCATCAAATGTTTTTAGCGGTTAATTACCAATTGTCGTATAAATATAAGCATGCCAAACTTTGATAGTAGCAATACAAACAATAGCAAAAGAGCAAATAGAATCTATAAAGACTTGGATTTGAATTTTGGTCGTAATCCTGTTACTAATGATGTAAACAAATTGACCGATGTAGAGGCTGTTAAACGAAGTGTTAGAAATTTAATACAAACTTCTCACTTTGAGAGACCTTTTCATCCAGAAATTGGCAGTGATGTTAGAAGTATGTTATTTGAACCAATGACACCTCTTACAGCGCTTAATTTACAAAGAAAGGTTAACGAAGTTCTTGATAATTTTGAGCCTAGAATTAAATTAGTACAAATTTTAGCTAGACCAGACCTTGATAGAAATAGTTATCACTTAACAATAATGTTTTATGTTATAGGTACAACAGAGCCGGTAACAATAGAAACATTTTTAGAAAGATTAAGATAATGGCAAGTAATAAACTCGTAGTATCAGATTTTGATTTTGATAACGTCAAAGCAAACTTAAAAACATTTTTACAAAATCAACCAGAATTTTCAGACTATAATTTTGAAGGATCAGGCTTTGCCGTTCTTTTAGATACATTAGCTTACAATACACACTATCTTGGTTTCAATGCTAATATGTTTGTAAATGAATCTTATTTAGATTCTGCTGACATAAGAAAAAATATAGTATCATTAGCAAAAGCAATCGGTTATACTCCATCATCTGTTAGAGCGCCAATGGCTGAAATTGATATTTTAGTTAACAACGCTTCAGGCTCAAGTATATTAATGAATAAAGGAACAACGTTTACAACTACAGTAGATGGAACAGGATATAACTTTCTTACTAACGAAGATATTACAATCACACCTTTAAACGGTGTTTATAAGTTTTCAAATGTTAAATTATACGAAGGTACTTTAGTTACTTTCAAATATACAGTTGATAGCTCTGATTCAGATCAAAGATTTATGATAAGAAATATAGACGCTGATACTTCTACTTTAAAAGTAACAATTCAAAACTCTGTATCAGATTCAACATTAAATACTTACACATTAGCTACAGGTTTAAGAAATTTAAATAATACATCTAAAATTTACTTCTTACAAGAAACAGATACAGGTAAATTTGAAGTTTACTTTGGTGATGGTGTTATAGGAAATAAATTAGAAGATGGTAACATAGTTATTTTAGAATATATTGTTACAAATCAAGAAGAAGCTAATGGCGCTAGTAAATTTGAATTAGGTTCCAGTATTGGAGCATTTTCAAATGTAACTATAACTACTAAATCAAATGCTCAAGGCGGATCAGACGAAGAAGAAAAAGAGTCTATTAGATTTAATGCACCTCTACAATATACAGCACAAGATAGAGCTGTCACAGCAACAGATTACGAAACAATAGTAAGATCAATTTATCCTAATACATTATCAGTTAGTGCATGGGGTGGAGAAGATGATGAAACACCAGTTTATGGTGTAGTAAAAATTTCTATAAAAGCAGCTTCAGGTTCAACTTTAACCGAGGCAACAAAAGCTTCTATTGTAAAAGATTTAATACCTTATAATGTAGCGGCTGTTAGACCAGAAATTATTGATCCAGAAACAACATCAATTTTATTAACTACTACTGCTAAGTACGATAAAAAAGGTACTAGTAAATCCGATGATTCATTAAAATCAGAAATAGTTACAGCTATTACAAATTATAATAGTTCTACTTTACAAAAATTTGATGGTGTATTCAGATTTTCTAAATTAACAGGTTTAATAGATGATGTTGATACAAGTATTTTATCAAATATAACAACTATTAAAATGAGAAAAAATTTTACACCAACTATATCGTCTTCAACAAAATA